AGACACTGCAGGTTTTTACCGCACTGCCAGATTCCTGGTGCAGAACGAGATTTACTTCGATGGCGTAATAGAAGAGCAAACAAACATCCGTGAATACATCAGCCAACTTGCACCCCTGCATCTGTGCAACTTTGTTATCGCCAATGGCAAGTTCACCATTGAGCCTGCACTGCCGACGGAAACGGACGGCACCTTACGCCAAGGCGCTGTACAAATCTCAGCGTTGTTTACCTCTGGCAACATCATTGAAGACACTTTTGCAGTCAACTATTTAGAAGCCGACGACCGCCAGAACTTCCGGGCGGTGATGACATACCGGGAAGGTACTAAAAACCAGCTCCCAGAACAGCGGTCCATGATGGTGCTATGGGCAGATAACACCGACGATTACAACCAAGCTAAAATGGAAACCTACGATCTCAGTGGTTTCTGTACTTACCGCGAACAGGCTTTTCTGACCGCTCGTTATCTGCTTAGCGTTCGCCGCCGCATTACGCACACCATCTCGTTCAAAACAACACCAGAGGGTCTGTACTTGGCGCCGGGCCAGTACATCCGCGTCATTACCAAGGCATCACCAAACATTTCCTTTAATAACGGCGTTATCGACAGCAGCGGCAACGTCACCAGCTTGGCGGGCGAGTTGTCTGGTACCTACGACATCTTTGCCTACCGCGCTGGTGATCCTGACGTTCGCTTCACCTCAATCACCATTACAAACGGCGTCACCACAGATACCACTTTGTTCAACTCACTGTTTACTATCCGCAACGACAACACCACCTGCAACATCTACCAAGTGGATCAGATCACAATGGATGAAGAGGGTCTTGTGGAAATCCAAGCCAGCCACTTCCCATGCGACAACAGCTTGCGTAGTCTGATTGTGCAGGATGTGCTGGATGCCAGCCGCTTTACGGTGATTGACTGATGGCTTTCCCTTCACTGACGCCTACTAGCCGGAATTTCAATCCCGGTGACTATCCGATCCGCCAGTTCCGCTCCCAATCCGGCGCTGAAGTCCGCATCCTGTACGGCGATGCCCGCACTGGCATGACGCTGGAACTGACTTACGAGAACATCACCGACGCCAACGCCGAACTGTTCCTGCAGCACTACAACGACACCAAAGGCACTTACGACACGTTCACATTGTCTGATGCAGCAAAGACCGGCTGGAGCGGCAGCAGTGGCGCGATTGATGTGAGCGGTGTAAACGCATGGCGTTACGCCGAAGCTCCGGCAGTTACTGCTGTCCGACCTGGACGTAGCTCCGTGCGTGTACAGCTCATCGGCGTTCTCTAGACTTGAGCCATGGCAAAGATGTACACAGGCCGGGATGGCCGCCTGCTAATTGACGGAACCGAGCAACTCAAGGTCACGAACTGGAGCTTGTCTGGTTCACTTGAGATGCTGGAGACCACCACGCTGGGCGACTCCCAGCGCACGTACACCCCTGGCGTTCAGGAGTTCAACGGTAGCGCTACTCTGCTGTACTACAACGATGGCACCGGTCGCAATGATGCTGCAACGGCACTTAAAAAAGTGCTGCGTATTGCTGGTGTGTCATCCGCCGATACGGCGACATTAACCTTGCGTTTGGTGGAAGGCAACACCAACCACGATGTACGGCTTACTGCCTACATTACTAGCGTCAGTTTTGGCGCCACTGTCGGTGAAGTTAGCCGTGCTGAAGTGTCTTTCCAAGGCACTGGTGCTCTGTCAGCGGTGACAATCTGATGGGCGTTTACCTCGGGCAAATTGGTACTATCGAGCTGACTCGTAAGTCACTGGAGGGCATCAAAGAATCTGTTGTTAATCCGTCCGACGTAAACGCTGATCGTGACCGTTTCAGCTTTGACTTTGACGAAGGTTTTTTAATCAGCGGTGATTTAGCCGAGATCAGTACAACAGACGGTACAACACTAGATTTTGTTGCTGCTAGCGGCTGGGACAACAACACCGTCCAAACCAGTGGCAACTGGTACGTTTTTGTTGATGAGCTTGGCGGCATCAAACTTTACGACAATTTTGACGACAGCCTTGAAGGCAGTGTAGACGGCATTGTTTCGTTAACAGCTATCGCGCGAGATATCCCAATCCGCGTCACCATACGAGATCGTGACACCCGAGTACTTGGGCAAGTCACTGAGTACGAGTTAAACACAAATCGAGAGACTGTCGATACCACCGCACTTAGCGACGAACACCGCCAGCAATACAGCACGCTAATTAGCGGCAGCGGTCAATTAATTGCACAGTGGGATTACGTCAACAAGGCTGGCGAGGAGCCCGTCAACTACCTACTACAGCTCGTGGTACGTACGGAAGTTGGCGCAGCTTTTCACGGCAAGTTTTATATCAAGTATGGCGATACAACAGCACAGGGCGGCAGTTTTGAAGCATCGCAAATCAACGATGCGCTGTGGTGGGAGTTTGACGCCATCGTGACCGGAGCTGCGGTGGGTTTTACGCCTGATGCCGTTGTCAACGCCACGATCAGCTTCGTAACCACTGGTCCTGTACGGCTGAAAGCTCGCACACAACAAAAACGGTACCTGCTGCAGGAATCTGGCGACAAGATCGAGCTAGAGCAAGATGCCAGCTCTTATCTGGTACTGGAAGAACTGGAGTAAGACTTAGAATCGGACTATGCCTGATGGTTGTTAGCCCGAGGACGCATGGCCGACCTAAAAATTAGCGAACTGGCTGCGTTAGCTAGCGCCGACCTCGCCACTGGAGATCTTCTGGCCGTTGCTGACGTAAGCGCCAGCGAGACCAAGAAAATCACGGTCACTGACTTCACCGGCAAGGCGGTCACGCTGATCGCTGACGCCACCATTCCTGGCGCCAAGATTCTGTTTAGCTCTGGACAGATTGCAGGTACTGCCATTGCAACCGGCGGCATCAGCGCAACGCAACTTGCAAGCGACTCCGTTACTGCCGCCAAACTTGCCGACGAATCCAGCGTTGATCTTGTAACGACCCTTCCCGGCAGTGGTGCTTTTGTCGGTCAGATCGCGCTCGACACCGACGACAGCAAGATCTACTGCTGGAACGGCTCCACGTGGGTCAGCGTTAAAGCCGCCGGCAGCATCAACAGTGTTGTTGGCAGCAGCAGCGGCGTCGTCAACATCAGCGTCAGCACTGCAAGTGACGAAGTAACGATCAGCACGACACTGGACAACACCAGTGCCGCAGCGCAGTTTCTCGCTGGCCCGACTGGTGCATCCGGTGCTGTTGGTTATCGCGTCATTGCAGGCGGCGACCTCCCTACTGCAACCACCACAACAAAAGGCGCCGTCATTGTTAACGGCAATGGTTTGACGCTTAGCGGCGACACCATCCAAATCGACAACAGCATCACTGCCAGCACCAGCGGCTATCGCGTTGTTCAGTACAGCGCCAATGGTCTAGTTACCGATGGTCGCGCAATCAGTGCAGCGGATCTACCAGTAGCCACCGCTGGTGCAATCGGCGCTGTAACACCTGGCAGCGGCCTATCTGTCAGCGGTGCTGGCGCACTCAACCACACCAATAGCGCCACACCTGGAACGTACCCCAAGGTCACGGTCGACGCGCAGGGTCACGTCAGTAATGGCACGGCACTTTCCGACACCGACATTCCGGTGCTCGATGCCAGCAAGATCACTACCGGCACGCTTGGTACGGATCGCATCGCAGCGGATGCCATCACCGGTCCAAAGCTGGCGAACTATTCCGTCTCACTGTTTGGTGAAACTCAACCAACCGCCGATCACATCGGTCAGTTCTTCTTTAACCCGCTAACCCGCGACCTGTTTCTGTGGGACGGCAACGTGTACCAGCCTGTTGGTATTAGTGCCGGCGAGATTGTTTTTGCTGGTACGTATAACGCGACAACCAATCTTATTAGCAGCGTAACGGCTGACGGTACAGCCGCCGGCTTCGTTGCCGGGTCCGCGTTGCCCGCAGCTAGCGCCGTAAACAAAAACTATTACGTCGTTGTTGATGTAAGCGGTACCGGTACAGCCCCAGCGCCGACCGTTGCACTGGCGCCACCTGACTTCATCCTGAGCAACGGCAACACGTACACGCATATTGACGTTTCAGAGACTGTTACCGCTCAGATTGCTAGCAATGTCGGTTTTACACCTACAGGCAGCATTGCATCAACAAACGTACAAACTGCAATCGCGGAGCTTGATACCGAAAAGCTTGCGCTAGCCGGCGGCACAATGACCGGCGATATTTTGCTGGATAACTGCAATCTTGTGTTTGAGGGAGCGACAGCAAACGCTTTTGAAACCACGCTGACCGTAACGGATCCAACCGCAGACCGCACTGTTACATTCCGGGATGCTTCTGGAACGGTTGCACTAACTAGCGATCTTGATGACGGGACTTACTAAGCTGTAGTGGTAATTTCCGGCCTGCGGGCGTTAAGGAATGACTCTCCAGCACCTGCGTAGCAGCACCGCAAATAAGCGTCCTTTGCCTGCTGGCATGAGTGATGGCCAGCTTGCCATCAATACCAATACCACAAGTCCTGGACTGTTTTTTAAGGACAGCGCCGGCAACCTAATCAAAACCGGCCCCGTCCACATCGGGACTACTGCACCAAACGCCAGCCCGGCATCTGGTGGAGCGACTGGCAATAGCACTGGTGAGCTGTGGCTTGATACAAGCCTGACCCCAAACGAACTGAAAACTTGGAACGGTAGTGCATGGATCAGTGCTACCGGTCAAGAAATTCCTGTTAGCAAGCTGATTGATGGCGATGCCCGCCAACTGCTGCAGACCGACGCTGCAGGCACTGGCGTTGAGTGGACCAGCAGCGTTGATGTACCTGGCACGCTGGATGTAACTGGTGCGACGACGCTGGATTCAACGCTGACCGTACCGCTGGGTAGTGCCGCCAGCCCAACACTGCGGTTCAGCGGGGACGCAAATTCTGGACTGTACTCCCCCGGCGCAGACCAAGTAGCCATCAGCACTAATGGCACTGGTCGGTTGTTTGTGGATGCAAGTGGTCGGGTTGGGATCGGTAGCTCTTCAGTTGATAGCGGATTAAAACTGCAAATTGTCGATGGAACAGCTTCCAAGCTGCGACTCAATGTATCTGGCTATGCCGGCTTAGAGATTGGCCATAACGCTGATTTCACTTCGGAAATCAACCAAAAGTCAGGCCAAGCCCTCTTATTAAAAACCTCTGACACTGAGAGACTGCGCATCACCTCGGCAGGGCTCGTAGGCATAGGGACCAGTTCGCCTGAAGGTAAGCTTACGGTTGCAGGAACCGCTGCTGAGCCTCCTTCAAGCGGTACAACTGCAAATTCACTACTACAGCTCAAGTCGGACCTTGTCACCGAGCTAAATATTGGACTACATACAGCCACCGGAAACTATGGTGCATACATACAAGCATCGGATAATAACCTAGCGGTTCCGTATGGCCTGCACTTGCAACCAACGGGAGGCAACGTAGGGATTGGCACTACGACGTTAATTGAAAGACTTCACGTAAACGGAAGTGTTAGGCTGGATGCCGACAACCAAGGCTTGTTTTTCAATTCTTCGACAACGGCAATCATCGGGAACGGCACAAGTTCATACATTGCGTTCAATACAAGCAATGCTGAAAAAGCTCGGCTGGATAGTTCGGGACGCCTGTTAGTTGGTACGTCTAGTGGCCGTACCGTTGGCTTTAGTTCGCTCCAGGCTCCGGTCCAAGTAGAAACAACTACGGCAGCAGCTTATACGGCAGTCAATAACACCAACGATGCAAATGGTTGCTATGTCAGTATTGCAAAGACTAGAGGCACATCTGCCGGAGCTGTCACAGCAGTACAAAACAATGATGAGCTAGGAGCCATTCGCATCAGCGGCTCTGATGGAACAGGATTTGTCGTCGGTGCTCAGATCATCGCTGCAGTAGATGGTACACCTGGAACGAATGACCTTCCAACAAGATTAACGTTCTCCACTACTGCGGATGGGGCGAGTTCTCCGACGGAGCGGATGAGGATTGGCAATGGTGGACAGAGTTCGTATTTTACGTCAAGTGGGGCTGGGAACAGAATTGGTCATACTGCTGCTGCGGGCACAAGTTCACCATTGATTCAAGGAGGGCACTCGGCTTCGGATATTAGCAATATGACCACAAGTTTTTATGTGTGGTCTAATGGCAATGTTGAAAACACCAACAACAGCTACGGTGCCATCTCCGACATCAAGCTGAAAGAAAACATCGTTGACGCCAACTCCCAGTGGGACGACCTAAAAGCTCTCCAGGTACGCAACTACAACTTCAAGGAAGGTCAGACCCACACCCAAATTGGCCTGATCGCCCAAGAAGTTGAACTCGTCTCCCCTGGTCTCGTTTCTGAATCCCCCGACCGCGACGCTGAAGGCAACGACCTTGGCACCGTCACCAAAAGCGTCAACTATTCGGTGCTCTACATGAAGGCGGTCAAGGCGCTGCAGGAAGCAATGGAGCGCATCGAAACCCTGGAAGCCAAAGTTGCTGCTCTTGAAAGCGCGTAGTCCCCTTCACTAAGATTGATCTTGATAGAGCCTGAGCCTCTGTTTCGTCCCTATGAGGCGTATCACGCTCAGGCCATCAAACCTTTTAGCCCACGTCACTACTCGTGCGGGCAACCGGCACTACCCAACTGGTTGCACCACTACTAACCTGCTACTGAACACGGTTTTACCATGGCCACCAACTTTGTTTGGGGTATCAACACCCTTGAGCGCGAAACCGACGACGGTTTTGTGATGACTGCTCATTATGTCGTGGACGCCAACGATGGCACGTATTCCAGCGGAGCGTATGGCTCCGTAGGGTTCCAACGCCCCGACAACCTTATTCCTTACAACCAGCTCCAAGAGGACACCGTGATCGGCTGGGTCAAGGAAGCCCTCGGTGGTGACGAAAAGGTTGCTGAAATTGAAGCTGCCCTTCAGGCGCAACTCGATGAACAACGCCACCCATCCAAAGCCGCCGGCGTTCCTTGGACTAACTGAGTCGTGCTAACCGCCGCAGTGCTTGCCGGCGCCTGGTGCTCCGGTATTTTTTTGGCTTACTGTTTAGTGGCAATTAACCCACGGGATGATTTGTAGTGGCAACAAAAGCAAAGACCGGCACGGGCAAGCTGGAGATCATGCCGAAGCGCAAGAAAACGCGCCAAGGCAACGGCCAGCACAGCAAACCACGTGGTACGCGCAAACTCCTTCGCGGACAGGGTCGCTAGGATGATGGCATGATCGAGGTCTTCGCTGCTGTTGCTGGAGCTTCGATCTCCGTCGCCGCAATGGGCGCCATGGGCTTCAGTCGCAAGTCCGATGAAGCCCGTGATGCGGTCATTCGCCTCACTAGCGCGGTAGAGCACATTGCAACGCAGCTAGAAGTGCTTCACACGGACATTAAGGAAGACCGCAAGGAAACGTTTACGCGGTTAAATACGGTGGAGCAAAGGGTCACTAAGCTAGAAGCACGGCCACCTGCCTAGTAATGGACTTCCTTTCGCATCCCGCCTTTTGGATCTGCGTCGCTGCTGCCAGCGAGCTGATTGCGTTGTCGCCGCTGCGTGACAACAGCATCATCCAACTGGTGTTTCATGCCTTGCGCGCTATTAAGGCAAAAAAGGACTGATCAGCTTTGGCAAGCCCGGCTGGCAGCGTCGGCTAGAGCAATCCATCAGGCAATGGTGGTTTGAGCTGACATTGCCCGCCAAGCTGGATCAAGCTGAAGCGGAATGGCACGCGGCGCAACCTGCGGCGCCAGAGCCGGTGATCACGCATCACCCAGTTAACGATAACCTGCAAACAGGCGAAAGCCGCAAACTTGGCGGCGCAATGGAGATCAAAGCGCCATGGTCAAACTAAGCGACCTGTTTAAGTATTACAAGCACGGCACACCGCATCAAATGGCGGCAGTGTCTGAATTAGAAGCTGAGTTATTAAAGGTTGCGCCGCAAGTCTTTAATAGGGATCAGCCTTGGTATAAGACTTGGCAAGCAGGCGGCAAGCTGCATAATTATGGCCCAGCGGTAAAACTCATTAAAGAGTTCGAGGGTGTGCATCTCAGCGCGTACCCTGATCCGCTGCATGGATGGGATGTGGCAACCATCGGCTACGGCACTACGCGCTACTCAGATGGTCGCAAAGTGCAGCGCGGTGACAAGATCACCGTGATTGATGCTGATCAGTTGCTTGATGTTGAAGTAGAGCGCATTGCAGAAAAACTCCGCAGCAGCGTGCCGCACTGGGGCGCTATGAGCGGCAACAGACAATGTGCGCTGATCAGCTTTGCCTACAACCTTGGCGCTGGCTTCTATGGCAGTGCTGGCTTTGAAACCATCAGCAAGCGACTGAAGGACAAAGACTGGGCGGCAGTGTCTGCAGCCATGGAGTTGTACCGCAACCCTGGCACTAGCGTTGAGGCTGGCTTACTGCGGCGTCGTCGCGCAGAAGGTCGTTTATGGGCTGGTGAGCAACAGCAAGATCCAGCCAAGCTGTCGCCCAATAGCGCATTTACAGCTCGCATTACACCGCACGTGCAGATTGGTGAGTTTGCGCTATTTCAAGAGGCGCGACGCTTTGACCATCAATATCAAGTTGACACCGCAGCCGAGCTAGCGGCATTCCTTGAGCGCGCACGCGTCAAGTTTGGCGGCAAACCCGTTGTAATCACTAGCGGTTACCGCCCGCGTGCCATCAATGCAGCAGTCGGTGGGTCTAGCGGTAGCGAGCATTTGTACGATGCACCTAGCGTTGGTGCGGTTGATTTCTATATCCGTGAGGTCAACATCAACCACGTGCAAGAGTGGTGCGATCAGAACTGGCCGTATTCGCTCGGCTACGGCGCACCTAAAGGATTTGTGCATTTAGGAATGCGTCGCGGCAGGCCAAGGGTACGATGGGATTATTGAAGCCACT